AAGATGAAAACCATCTACACATACTACATAAGGACATTCCTGATGGTGTGACAAACCTATACACAGAAGAATTTGTACGCCAGCAACAAGCTGAAATAGCCGAACTTAAACACATGAATAAAAATTGGAAGATTTCAGAAGGAATGGCACTGCAAGAAATTGAATTGGCAAAAGAGTTTTTAAAAGCCAACGAATTGTATTTGTCTTATGTTGAATGGAGGCATACAAAATGAACAATGAACCAGTAGCGTGGATAGATAAAATCACAGGCAAACCAAGAATGGATGGTTTTGTTCAAACTAATTACGATATTCCACTTTATCTTCATCCAGCAAAAGACAATTATCGTGAAACCCATGAAGGATTTTCTACTGTTCTTGATGCTATTCATCCAGCAAAGACACTAACAGATGAGGAAATATGGGCTATTGCTTCTGAAATTGAACCAGTTGACCTTCAATGGGGAGTAAGGTTATCTAATAAATTAAATGTTTTGGATTTTGCTAGAGCAATACTAAGAAAGGTTAATGAGAAATGAGTAAACCATTGGCAATATTGTTAACTATTACCTTCCCTATATGGATTTTCCCAGGTCTTATTTGCTTTTTAATTTATATGATTGCTATGTTTCCTTTTGTTTTATATAAAGAATTAAGACAAGATTTTAGTTAAGAAAGGCACAAGAGAAATGAATGAGCCAATGACATTGCGTGAAATTGCCGAAGCTGAAGGCATGAGCCATCAAGCAGTCGCTGACATTTTGAAGCGTGTTTATCGAAAAGTGCGCAAAATCCTTCGTGCCAAGGGTATTTCTCAGACTTCCGACATCGTATGAGCGACAAGCAAACCTTTTTTTTGATTAATCCGCAAGTCAAACAAAATGCCATGCAAGCGATAAAAATGGCATCTGAGGACATGATTTGCGAGATTAAAAAGAAAACTAGATCTTTGGAACAGAATCGTAAATTATGGGCTACGCTTGGGGAAATTAGCGATCAGGTCAATTGGTACGGAAACAAACTCACTTCCGATGAATGGAAGGATGTCTTTTCTGCATCGCTTAAAAGTCAAAAGGTAGTGCCTGGCATTGATGGCGGTTTTGTAGTTTGTGGGCAGCGCACCAGCAAGATGACAAAATCAGAAATGGCCGAGCTTATTGAGCTTATGATGGCTTTTGGTGCTGAGCGTGGGGTTAAATTTTCGGATATTGCATATGATTAAATTAAGGCTAAAAGAGCGAAACTGCAAATTTTGCAAAGAAAGATTTATGCAAGAGCGCCTTGGTCAATCAGTTTGCGGTGTGGAATGCTCCGTAGAGTTGGCAAAACAGGCCATAGCAAAGCAAAAAGCCAAAGAGCAACGGATTGATCGTGCTGAAACCAAAAAGCGCCTACAAGCCTACAAAACCCTGTCAGATTGGAAGCGCGAAGCTCAAGTCGCGTTCAATGCTTATATTCGTGAAAGGGATAAGGGTAAACCCTGTATTTGTTGCGGATTGGATTTAGGATTTTATGAAGTTGGGGGCGCGTTTGATTGTGGCCATTACCGATCGGTTGGATCTGCCCCTCATCTTCGATTCCATGAAGATAACGCTCATGGTCAGCGCAAACAATGCAATCGATGGGGGGCTGGGCGCGCGGTTGACTATCGTATTGGATTAATAAAACGAATTGGCATCGAACGAGTTGAGGCTTTGGAGTCTGATAATTCGGTCAAAAAATACACCATTGATGATCTGAAAGAGATTATTCGGATCTACAAAGAGAAGAAAAAAAATCTTTTGAAAAATGCCTTGATTTGATTTATAGTTGGGCTAATCACCCCTAATGGGTGGGATTTAGCTAAATTCACCTATTATGGAGTTCAATATGAAAGAAGAAATGCGTACCAAAGAGCGTGGCATGGGCGAAAAAAGTAAGATGACCTATGAATCCAAAGCTGAAAAAGACAAAAAAGGCGCTTCAGGACTAAAAGATCCTGGACACCTACAACGCGCTGCTGACTATGCTCAGCAATGCCGAGTTGGTAATGAGCCATACATCGTTCCACCTGAAGGCCCTGTCAAAGAGCCTAATTTGACGAACGGTGTCCCAATGATCAAAGAAACCAACGTCAAATAATGGCTACGCTCACCACTAAAGCTCGTAAAGCCCCAAGTAAAGCAGAAGTAATCATTGCTGCGCCTCGCATGGATGCCGAAGAAAAGAAGTGGCGAGCGCAAGATGACCTCCGCACCCTACAACGGGCTAAAGAGATCGAAGCTAATAGATCAAGAATGGCTGCAGCACAGAGAGAAGCAAAAGCGCAGATTTCTGTCTTGGCCAAAGTTACTAAAAGGAAATAACCATGCCTAATTATTTTGCTGGTGTAGAAAATGACGAACCAATCGTCAAATTTATTAAATTTGAAAGTGGCGCTCGCTTTTATGCTCTGACTACTGCAATTACTGCTGGAACTACTTTAGCTCCATCAGATGCTCCAGCCGGATCATTAGCAATCACTACTAATGCTACTGGAATTGGCGCAGTATTCTATTCTGATGGCACTCATTGGCAAAACATCGCCTAATAATTGACTAGGGGAAACCCTAGTCTTTTACCTTTTAAGGATAAAAAATGCCATTACGCAAGGGAACGTCAGACAAAACTCGCTCTGCCAATATTGCCAAGGAAATCAAGGCAGGCAAAAAGCCAAAGCAGGCCGAAGCGATCGGATATGCAGTTCAACGTGAAGCAATTGCTAAAAAAGCAGGGAAAGAAAAAGCAAAGAAAAAATAACCAACAACATCAATTCAATTTATGACAACTACACAAGACAACGTCAAAAACGAAATTGATCCAAACGAATATGAGAAGCTCTCTCAGTTCTACTCCGTATGGATCGCTATGGCTCAAATCGTGCCATCAAATCGCCAGCAGATTATGAAGGGCGAAGCAATGGCTCAGCACCTTCTCGAGATCGCTCAAGACATCGAGCATTATCGTAACCATTCTGCGTCAGTCCAATAATGACCAAAAAGAAAGATCCCAAAGACTTACTTGATAGAGGCAGACCATCGCTCTATAGGGAAGAATTTTCCGATCAACTTGTTGAATTCTTTAATATTTCTCCGACAAGAGAAGTAACTGTCAGGGATAAGAATGGCGATGAGAAGGTTCAAGAGCTGCCTAACAAATTCCCAACGCTTGCTAGATTCGCCACGATTGTCGGTGTTACACGTGAAACATTACATGACTGGGCAACCTCTACAAACGAAGATGGCGAGCTAAAGCACCCAGAATTTTCTTACGCTTATAAAAGAGCCAAGGATTTTCAAGAGGCAATTCTTGTCGAAGGAACGATGAATGGGGCATATATTCCAAGTTTTGCGATCTTTACTGCAAAAAATGTCCTTGGATGGCGAGATAAGACTGAGCAAGAAGTGACCGGCAAAGATGGTGCGCCATTTTCCGTAATGATTTCGACTCTTGACGAACAAGCGTGAAACTCCATACAAAACAGTTACAAGCACAAGCAATACTCGCATCTTCAGCCATCTACATCATGCTTTTTGGTGGCTCAAGGTCAGGCAAAACCTTTCTTTTGGTGCGTCAGCTTGTAGTCAGGGCATTGAAAGCGCCTGACTCTCGCCATGCAATCCTTCGTTTTCGCTTTAACCATGTGGTTAATTCCATTGTTTATGACACTTTCCCAAAGGTAATGAAACTCTGTTTTCCTCAAATGGAATACAAGTTGGACAAAACTCATTGGTATGTGACCTTTCCGAATGGCTCTGAAGTATGGTTTGGTGGCCTTGATGACAAGGAAAGGACAGAAAAGATCCTTGGTATGGAGTTTGTCACCATCTATTTGAACGAATCATCGCAGATCGTTTGGGGATCGGTCGGCATCGCCATGACTCGTTTGGCTCAAAAAGTCATGCAAAAGATACAAGGGAAACCCGATGAATTGCTTAAACCAAAAATGTTTTTTGACTGCAATCCTCCCAACAAAAACCATTGGACATATCAAATATTCGTATTAAAGCGAGATCCTGAATCAAAGATTCCATTATCAAATCCTGACGATTACGCTAATTTTCAGATAAATCCTTCGGACAACGATGAGAATCTGTCAGATAATTACCTTGATTCTTTAAAAAATCTGAGTCCAAGATTACAAAGACGCTTTCTTTTGGGTGAATTTGCTGACGCTAATCCGAATCAGCTATTCTCCGAGGAAAACATAGACAAATGGCGAGTCGATGAAGAAAACCTCCCCGAGCTTGTTAGGGTTATTGTTGGAGTTGATCCTAGCGGTGCTGGCGATTCCGATAATGCTGACAATGATGCTACTGGGATCGTGGTTGGTGCATTGGGTATTGACGGAAATGCCTATCTACTAGAGGATGCAACGATTAAAGCTGGCCCTGCTAATTGGGGGCGCATGGCTGCGTCTGCGTATGATCGCCACAAGGCTGACTTGGTTGTTGCCGAGACTAACTTCGGGGGCGCGATGGTTGAGCAAGTTATCCAGTCGGCTCGATCAAGGACTCCATTTAAAGCGGTGAGTGCTTCGCGTGGCAAAGTCGTTCGCGCTGAACCGTTTTCACTTCTTTATGAGCAAGGAAAAATAAGGCACGTTGGCCGATTCCTTGACCTTGAAGATGAGCTTGCCTCGTTTTCTACGAATGGCTACAATGGAAGTAAGTCACCTAACCGAGCAGATGCTTGGATTTGGGTGCTTACAGAATTATTCCCTGGAATGGTAAGGGATAGGAAAGAGAAAAAACTCTCTAATCCTAAGAAACCATTTAACACTATGCCTGGTAATCAAAGAGGCGGATATTGGATGTGATATGGCAGATAGAGAAAAAGACATCATAGAACGTGCATACGAGAACTTTCAGGCTTGCCTAAACTGGGAACAGGCCACTCGTCAACGCTATCGCGAAGATATGCGCTTCCTGTATGCTGACTCTGACAATCAAGACCAATGGGAGCCGGCAGTCAAAGCAAGACGGCATTTAGCTACCCAGCCGATGCTCACGATCAATAAGACGCATACGCATTGGCTTCACGTTGTCAACAATCTCAAAGCCAATAAACCATCCGTTCAGGTTCACCCTACTAATGATGAGGCAACCTATGAGGCTGCTGAAATCTTCGAGGGATTGGTTCGCCATATTGAATACAAGTCCAATGCAAAAGTCGCTTATGACATTGCTGCCGAGCATATGGTTGGCGGTGGCATAGGTTATTGGAGACTAACTACTGCCTA